ACAAGGCAAGGTTGCTAGATGTCGTTCACCGCACAGAAAAGGCGAGCTACCCCCAGATGTAGTCGCTATTGTAGCCGGTGTTGACGTACAGATGTCAGGATTCTGGTACAGAGTACGGGCGATAACCTCGGACAATTCAAGCTACGCAATCGATGGCGGCTATCTGCAGACGATAGAAGAAGTCGACGAAGTCATCTTAAACAAGCTGTACAACGGTCGGAAAGTGTGGCGTTGTTTAATTGATATCGGCGGTACAAAATCGCAGGAATCGGCAATCAGTAAGACGGAAGAGACGTACAACTGGATTAGAAGTACACACGGAAGTGGCGTACAAGTGTTCGGTTCAAAAGGCTCTTCGCATTCGATGGCAACAAAAATTAAAATTGGTTCGCCGATTGAGCGTACACCGAGCGGGAAACCTATCCCGGGCGGCTTGCGAATAATTCAACTTAATACGGATCTGCTAAAAGATACGCTGTTCTACAAGATAGAGCGTACAGCAGAGAGTCCGGAACAGCCGGGCGGCTGGTGGTTGTACGACGATGTCCCCGATTGGGAAATTGAGCAGATCACCGCAGAAGAAAAGCGTAGGGAGAGAGGTGGCGGCACCAAATGGCACGTTGTACGACGCGATAACCACTTACTCGACTGTGAAGTTATGTGCTTGGCGGCTGCTGATAACGAATTTTGGGGTGGTGTAGCACTTGAACGGAAGCGACAAATAAAGTCGCAAGTTGTTAAGCCAAAAGCACCAAGACCACGCCAAGAACAGCGCCCTAACCCGTATTTGGAGAATTGAAAATGACAAATAAAAGGCTTCTTATTGTACGTAAAATATTATCTTTGCTCGACAAACCAGTACATTATATTCGCGGTGCGACTACTTGCCCTGTTTGTACGTACATTGGTGGATTCGGCGATGTAAAAGTAACTTCAACGTCCGGAGATGTCCGCTATTGCCATTGCAGCCTTTGCGGAGCGACTTTTAAAGCAGTTTGTTGCGAAAATACAAAAGAAACTGTAAAAACAACAAAAAGTTTTGACAAAACTGAAAAACGTGTTATAAAAAAGAAAAGGACGAAAAAAAATGGCAAATCTCACACAACTTAACGCCGACTTAGCTATGTACCGTGCCGCGCGAGACGCGATATTAACGGGGGCACAATCGTACAGCGTTGCGGGCAGGAGCCTTACGCGTGCTAATCTCGACGACATAGAAACTCAAATAGCTAGAATTGAGGCAAGAATAGCTAGGTGTACGAGTACATCGGGCAGTCTTGTTAAATCGCCGCTGTTGGGGGGCTAAAGACTATGTACGACACAATCACATCGATAATTACAAAGACGATAGCACTTATAAGCCCATCGACCGCCCGCGACTATGTCAAAAATCATCAAATATTGCGTGCATACGAGGCAGCGAAAACAAACGGCATTAACAGAAAATTCAGTGCACGTCAAACATCAGGTGCACAAGAGATTCAGGAGAGTTGGCAGACCGTCACGGACAGAGTCAGACAGCTTGTTAGAGACAATTCGCACGTTGCGGGTATGGTACGCCGTTTTACCGCCGGGCTTATCGGCGAGGGCAGTTGGCCACGTCCAAAAATATTAAAAAACAAAAATTCAGGCAATTTTGACTTTAACGTTAAACTCAATAGCGAAATCCTAAAGCGTTGGGAGCCGTGGGCGTTATCAGCTTGTGCCAATGGCGACAGCGTGTACCAGCTGCAGCGGTTATGTGCGTCAACTTTCTTCATCGATGGCGGAATTTTGGTACGCAGAATTGTCAAAAAAGGCAAGCTCTTACTTGAGCCGATTGAGATTGATAGGCTCGATACAAACAAGGATTCTGACACGACGAACGTTAGGATTGTTGGCGGGAAAGAGCTTGACGAGTACAACAAGCCGGTAGCTTACTGGATTAAAAGCCGTTTCCCGTCCGAAAAAGACGTACAAAGCGTCAGAGTACCGGCATCAGAAATAATAGACTTGTACGACCGCGACAGGGCCTCAAGTGTAGGCGGCATCAGCAGACTTGTTTCTTGTGTACTTAACTTTCATAATATTGGTAAATTTCGTTCTGATACAATGAGCTTGGCAAGAACAGCTTTAGGTTTTGGTATCTTTGTTGAAACGGAATTCCCCGATGACTTTTTCGGTACGACGCCGGAGGGCACGGACGAGCAGGGTCGAGAATACGACTACGTCACACCCGGCGGTGTACATTATATGCGCCCCGGCGAAAAAATAACATCAGTTAAACCCGAGTCACCGACGGCACAGTACGAGCCGTTCTTGAGAGCAGAGCTTAGAAGTGCTAGTGTTGGCGCTGGGATGAGCTACGAAGCAGTATCGAACGACGGTTCGCAGACCAATTTCAGCGGTACAAGACAAATGTTACTTTTTGAGCGGGCGATGATGCGGTACACTTTTGCGATTTTCGAGGAAAAATTGTACTCTCAAATTTATCGATGGTTTATTGAATTTGAACAGAGTTTTGGGAAACCCCCGCTTGTAATGCCGGGGTACGATGAGAACCCGCACCACTTTTTAAGATGCAGCTGGAGCCGTCCGAAAACCGAGTGGGTGGATCCATTAAAAGACGCAAAAGCAGCTAAAGAAGAAATTGAAATGGGCGTCAATACGCTCACAGAGTTTTGCGAAACGCAGGGCAGAGATATCGAAGAAGTCGTACAGACTCGAAAGTACGAGAATGAACTATTTGCGGCGGCGGGATTGAAACCTGAATTAACTAAAAACGGAGAATAATAAAATGGCAGATCCTAAGAATTTTGTTACACGTGCACAGATTTTGTACACACCTCAAAGCTTTAGAGAGGCTGACGATAGTGTAGAGTTCACGCTATCAACAGAACGACCGGCTTTGATATTTGACTTCGCCCGCTGGTGCTTAGTCAATGAAATTATTATATCGGACGGCGTCATTATACCCGACAATAAACAGATTCCGCTTATCGACAGTCACGACAGGGGCACGGTTAAAAACATTTTAGGCTCTGTACGCGACTTTAAAATTGAAGATGATAAAGTTGTTGGTCGTCTGTACTTCTCTAAGTCGAAAGACGCACAAGAAGCACTTTTAAAAGTCCGCGAAGGGCATTTAGACAGCGGTTCAGTTGGGTACAGACAAGAAGAAACCGTGTACATCCCGGAGGGCGAAAGCTTTGTTAAAAACGGCAAAGAGTACAACGGCGAATTATATTTAACCACAAAATGGGCATTACAAGAGTTCTCGCTAGTTGCCATAGGCGCCGATTCCGGTGCAAAAGCAAGAAATGAAAACGTACAAGTTAGTGAACGCGCGGCGCGTGATGCCGCAGAAAAAATAACGGAGGAAAAATCAATGCCAGCAGAAATCAACGAACGCGCCGAAGGTACGGTAACAACCGCAAATCCGGCAAAAGACGGTATCAAAGAGGTCACTATTAGAAGCGCAAAAATATCAGAGCTTTGCACAAAGCACGGTTGTGCCGACAAAGCAGCTGAATTTATTCGCTCCGGCGCTAGTGTAGAACAGGTACAAGACGCTATTCTTGATGCAATTCAAGCTAGAACTGTACCCTTGTCAACTGCTTCACGTGTCGAAGTCGGTACAGAAGACATCGAGAAAAAAAGAGCTGCAGCAGTCGACGGAATATTGATTAGAAGCGGTATTAAACTTGCAAATCCCGCGCCCGGATCTAAAGACTATTCAACTTTGAGCTTTGAAAATATCGCTAGAAACTGCTTGCGGGCTTCAAATGTCGACACATCTTATATGGGCCGCGAAGAAATTATGAAGCGTGCCCTTTCTACATCAGACTTCCCCAACATCTTAGCGAATGTTGCCAACAAATCGGTAATGCAGGGGTACCAAGCCGGACAGCAAACTTACAGAATTTGGGCAAAAACTGGAATGTTGCCCGACTTCAAAACAGCGTCACGAGTAGCTTTGGGCGACGCTCCCAAAATGCTGCTTAACGAATCGGGCGAAGAGGTACAACAGGGTGTTATCGGCGACAGAGGCGAATCAATAACGCTTAAAACTTATGCACGTAAACTTGTTATCACACGACAAGCACTTATCAACGACGATGCAGGACTTTTTAATAGAATGTTTTTTGCGTTCGGGCAACGAGCTGCTAATCAGATTGAGGCCGCCGCTTACGGTGTACTTCTCGACAACGAAGCCCTTGCTGATGGCGTAGCACTCTTCCATTCCGACCACAACAACTTGGAAGGGACTTCAAAAGGCATTGTAGACAGTACAAAACTTTCTATCGCTATGGCCGCCATTGGCAACCAAAAGAGCGACGGCGGGATGGCTCTTAGTTTGATGGGTCGGTACATTCTCGGTGGTTTTGAAAATCTTGTGGCCGCGTCTATACTTTGCAATTCAACAACTGATGCCACTGCTTCAAGTAACGCAGACTTTAACCCGTACAGAAATATGGGCTTGGTTCCCGTTATCAGCGGGCATATCCCGGGCAGAAAATGGTTCTTGGTTGCGGATAACACTGACACAGTAGAAGTGGCTTTCTTG